ATGTTGATGCAGTACTGCATAGGACAGGGCAAGCCTTACTATGAGACTGCCCTGTTTGTAACACATGTATTAAGAGATAGGCAATTAATGGCATATTGCTTTAACTTTGCATTAAGTTTCTACGAGAGAAAGTTCACAGTATATAAGCTATGGAGTGCTCCCAATCCATTAAATAACATGGGGCAAGAAAGGAAGTTATTACAAATCTTTTAATAGTAAGAAAATATGAAAACATTGACAGTAAGACAGTTTGCAGGTGTAAAAAGAATTGCACAGAATGTTAATCCTTTGGTAGTGAAGAAGAATAAGATTGCTGCCAAGATTGATGAACTCAATGCAGAGTACAATGCTCTGACTGAGGAGATTGAGGGACATGAGATGGGTGTTAAGGCTTTGACAGGTGGTCTCACAAGTGAAGACTTGGTTGTCAAGAAGGTAGAAGATACTGGTAAGGTTGATAAGGATGGTAAGCCTGTAAAGGTTACTAAGTATGAGCCTAAGGCTGGTGTAGTAGTGTTCAATGAGGAGGCTAATGTATATGAGATTCATGTAGAGGAGCCTGCTATTGACAATGTTGCTCCTGAGACAGTAGATGACACTGAGAAGGCACCTGAGACAGAAGTAAAGGCTGGTGAAGAGGCTCCTTTTGACCCTACTAACCCCTTCAATGATGGCACAGAGGCTGGTGACAAACTGCCTTTTGAGGAGTAATCAAAGTGTAAGAAATAGAATCAAGAACAAGAAAAATCATTAGAAAAATGAAGAAGACAAATTTTGCATTCATGGCATTTGCATCAGGTAAAGAATCTACTGAAGGCAATGCAGTAAAGAGATATACAGGAGTAGCTCCTGTATTTGTTTTGGCTGTAAATCCTAACAAAGCAGAGCTTGAAAAGCTGTATAATACCCAGCTTGAGAATGACCCTGAATATCTGGGTGAAGTTGAGGTAGGTGAGGACAAGCACAAGGTACAGAATGTCAGACTTGACTTCATTGTTAAGACTGATGCTGAGAAGTGTGGTGGTATTGAATTTACTACCAAAGTGGCTTTCTTCATCAGAAAGGAATACAGGTATAACAGAGACCAGACTAAGGTACAGGTAATTGACAAGTATGGTAGAACTGCTTGGGTTACTGTAGAGCAGGCTAAGGCACATGAGATTCCTGTATATAAGAATGGTCCTGCCAACATTGATAAGGACTACAGACCTGCTTATCATGGTGAGGAAGAGCTTACTAACTTCATTAAGGCATACCTCAACATTCCTAATGTAATGAAGTATGTCAATAATACTTGGGTTATGGTAGACAAACCTGAGGATTGTGAAGCAAGACTTGAGAATATTGCTGAGTACTTCAAGGGCAATTTCAAGGAGCTGAGAGATGTTATTGCATTGCAGCCTAATAACAAGGTTAAGGTATTGTTTGGTGTAAGAACCACTGATGATAATAAGCAGTATCAGGCTGTTTATAATCAGATGTTCTTGAAGAACAACATTACTGACTACAGTAAGTTGGATGCAGACTTGCAGGAAAGAAAGGCTGCTGGTGCATATCCTACTACTGAGTTTACTGTGGGTGACTTGAAGGAGTATGATGTAGAATCTACAGACCTCAGTAACTCTGGTGCAGCAGGTGATATGCCTTTCCCTGCTGGTGATGCTGGTGGTGGTACACCTTGGGATTTTGGTAAGTAAGTAGTAATTTCTAAAAAAAAGATATGGATGGAGAATGGAGAGTAATAGCTGAATTTCCAAAATACTCTGTAAGCTCTACTGGAAGTGTTAGAAATAATGTAACTGGTAGAATACTGAAGGCAGGTAAGAATAGTATAGGTTATTTATATGTGGATTTATACTCTGAGGATAATCATAAATCAGTGGCTATACACAAGTTGGTAGCTGAAGCATTTATTGAGAATCCTGAGAATAAGAACTGCATTGACCACATTGATACCAACAAGGAGAATAATAATGTTGATAATTTAAGGTGGGTAACTTATAAAGAGAATACAAATAATCCCTCAACCCTTGAAGCAGTTAGGGCAAGAGCAGGAAAATCTCCTAAAGCTGTTCAACAGTATATGGGAGACAGGCTTGTTGCAGAGTATGATAGTATTTCAGATGCTGCAAGAAAGCTCGGATTAAAGGTTAATTGTATCTCAAGATGTTGTCTTGGTAAAAGAAAAACTTATAAAGGGTATAATTGGAGGTTTAAGCTATGATTTCAAAAGGTTCTTCATCAGTATCTTTAGAGGATATACTAAGCAAGGTAAGTGAAGCAGATATTCTGTCATACTATCTTGGAGTAACAGAAGTTCCAACCATCATAAATAGTCCTCTCAGACAGGACAGGAGACCTTCTTTTGGTCTTTATTCTACTGATGGTAGAAGAATATTTTACACAGATTTATCCACGAGGGATAGAGGAGGTCTGTTTGACCTGCTTGGTCATATGTGGAACTGTGGTTATAAGGAAGTTCTAACAAGGATTAATGAAGACATTTCAAAGTTCTGTGGTGGTGCCAGTGTTCATTCATATACTCCCTGTGCTGTAAGAAGTACAAATAGCTATAACAAAGATACAGACTTGCAGTGCAAAGTCAGAGATTGGAGAAGTTATGATATTGAATATTGGGCATCCTATGGTATAACTTTAGAATGGCTCAAGTATGCAGAGGTTTATCCCATATCTCATAAGATTGTCATAAAAGATGGTCATAGATATGTATTTGGAGCTGATAAATATGCCTATGCTTATGTGGAACACAAAGAAGGCAAAGTTACCCTAAAAATATATCAGCCTTTCAATAAAGCTGGTTATAAGTGGAGTAACAAGCATGACAATTCTGTAGTGAGCCTATGGACTAAAGTACCTGAGTATGGGGAGCAGATTTGCATTTGCTCTTCATTGAAAGATGCTCTATGTCTATGGGCTAATACAGGTATTCCATCTCTTGCCATTCAAGGTGAGGGGTATAGGATGAGTGATACTGCAATTAGTGAACTGAAAAGAAGATATAAACAAATCTTTATTTGCTTGGATAATGATGAGCCAGGACTAAAAGATGCTCAGAAGTTAGCTGAGGAAACAGGCTTTACTAATGTAGTATTACCTCCTTTTAATGAAGGGAAAGATATTTCAGACTTGTACAAGGCTAAGGGCAAAGATGAGTTCCTTAGAATAATCAAGCCTTTATTCAACTCTTCAAGACAAGAGGACAATGATTGGGATGATTTGCCCTTTTGTATAGATTAAAGTTTCAACAAGTCCAATTTATAAAAAAAAAAAAGTGAAAAGATGGAAGCAAGAAAAATTACAGTCGTACAGACTAAAAATCAGAAAAAGAGTGTTATCATGTCAGCAGCCACGACCCTTGCTGAGTTGAAGAATGACCTGAGAGCCAATGGTATTGACTATGATGGTATGACCTTCTTTGAAGGTACATCAAAGGTTGAATTGAAGAATGATGCTTCAGTTCTGCCACATGATGTCCCTTATAGAGGTACCATCACAAATGAGTTGGTTTTCATGCTTACTAACACCAACAAGAAAATTAGAAGTGGTGCCACTTCAATGTCTAGAGCTGAGGCTTATAATGCCATCAAATCTATGGGTTTGCAGGATGCTTGTGTAAAGAAGTTTGGCAAAAACTTCACTATGTGTAAGACTGTTGACCTTATTGCACTGGTACAAAGTAATAATGCTCCAAAGACTGCACCTGTTGCTCTTAAAGCTGATGCTAGGAAGGAGGAAAAGGCAGAGGTACCTGCAAATAATGGTGATGAATGTGTTGATACTGTAGCAAGAGCTGCTATCAGTAAGCTGGTAGAAATTCTTGAGGATAATGGCACAATTGAAGAGGATGAGAAAGATGAAGTGCTTGATATTCTTGGGGGTGAAGTAGCTGCTGCACCATCTGATGAGTATAAGCCTAAGTCAGCTTCTCCTTACTCTGATGATGAGATTGATGATATGTTCGCAGGGATGGGTGTCAATTAACAAGAGTAAGTAACAGTAGGTAAGGAGGCTAGAAATGCCCCCTTACCTACTTTTTTTTTTACAGTAATATGAGTGGAGAAACAATTAAATTAATTGAGGAGAAGATAGAAGAACTATATAACTCCTTGATGGACAGACCACTCCGAGTATTAAGCATATTCAATGATTTCTTTGGAGAGGATAAAGTTGATATGCAAGGATATTGGAGCTTGGACAAGTTCAAATCTTGGTTAAAGATAGAATCTTTAGCTACTTATATTTCTGATGGTAGTATTGTAGACATGAATAGCAATGACTGGAGTATGTTCAAGACATTTGCTATTACTGATATACCTGAGAATCAAGTAGAAAAGGTTGTAAATGTGCTTACAAATACTACAGTAAAGGAAAGAATTGGTAATGTTAAGTTCAATGGCATATTCATTCTTGTACATTTTCCTCATGTAAGAGTAACTAATGAGCATGATAGGTTTGTGGATATTAACCATCTATGGGCTAAGGTGAAGGTAATGTATAATGGCACATTAAATGGTGGATTTACACTTAACAGGTCAGAATATACTATGCTTCATATTAGTAGTGGGTATATGCACAGCCATATTAGTAGCATTCCTACAAGTAACTTTGCTAATTTCCAGAGTCCTTGTACAGGTAGTGGTCCTATTAATGGTACTATCAGTGCCCTTAATAGAGATTATGATGAGGATATGTGGAATATGTTTTGTCTTGAATTAAGTAAGTATGTAACTGTAGAATCCATTGCTGGCAGACCTTATAAATATTTGGAAAAGTTAGGTACTAATAACATGGAGATGGGTGTGGACAGGTTTGTTACATATCTATCACCAGACTACTATGGGGATGCTCTTAGTTCTGATAAGTTGAAGGAGTTTGTAAGAGGCTTTATCAATTCAAAGAAACTTAAATTCAATTATGTAAATGGCTCTTATTCTATTGGTATGTCACTTATTGAGTTTATTGTACTTATTAGCAATGAATTTATTAAGTGGTATAATGACCAGTTTAATAAAGAGGAGCTAACTGCCAAGTTTGCAGAATTGAAGAGGAAAGGTATCTTGAAAGAGTGTATCATAGATAATGGGAAGATTTACTATGATAAAGGTGGGAACAATGTAAATACCTATGCCCAATATATAGGCAAGAAGGTTTGCATATTCAAGGGAAGAGAGGTTACTATTGATATTACAGATATTGCTGAGGTAAGGAATGAGAATAAGAGTATAATTCTTAATACTCATACTGCACTATACATATTAGCAACAATACTTAAAGTGTTAAATTATAGATATGGAAGAAGTAAAGCAACCCACGAAAGTAATCAGCTTGGTACAGAAGTCAGGTACTTATAATTATAAGCTGATTATCCCAGCAGAAGTGGAGAGAAAGATAAGATTTGCCTGCCAAAAGGTGTGGAGTACTGAATGGTCAGGTACACTATTCTTTACACATGAAGGTTCATTTGAAAATAATGACCTTGTAATAAGATGTGTGGATATTTACATTATGGATATTGGTACTCAAGCCTATACAGAGTTTGATATGAATCCTGATGTGATAGCCTATATGTGTGAGAATCCTGAGCTACTTGATTGCCAAATGGGTCTTATACATTCCCATAACAATATGAGTACTTTCTTTAGTGGTACAGATACTGCAACACTGAGGGAAGAGGGTATAGATAGGAATAACTTTGTATCCCTTATTGTGAATAATGCAGGTACTTATACTGCTGCAATTACAAGGAGGGTTAAATCAAAGCAGGTCAAAGAATCTGTGTCTTATGAGTTCTTTGGTGATGGTGAAAAGCATGATACTAAGGAATATGTAAGTAGTGCAGATGAAATTGAATGGTTCTATCTTAAAATAGAGAAGGAAGGTGAGAATTATTCCTTTCCAGACATGGCAGCAAGACTTGAGGAAATCAAGCAAGCTAAAGCAGAAAGGGCAGAGAAAGCCAAGGAAGCTCAAACACCTGTATATCAAGGTGGCTATAAACCTGTTATTGCTAATTCCTATGGTACAAAGGCAGGTCCAGCAAATCTTGTCAAGAAGGAAGCTGATAAGCCTAAGGTAGTTCAGCCAACTCTCTTTGATAATGCAGATGACTTGCCATTTGAAGAGGGGTATGACATACCTTATGGTCATGTATCATTTGATAAGGTTACTTTGAAATCTCTTGTACTTCAATTGATTACAGGTAGTATTATCATTTCTAATGATAGTAAGATTGACATTACCAAATGGGCTAAGTCAATGCCTACCCTGTATGAAAAGAGGTTTGGTAAAGGCAAAGTTGGCATGGATAATTTCAAGATATGGGCAGAGGCCTATACAGAGTATCTGACATGGTATATAACAGATGAGAAATTAGAAGAGCTTGGCTTTGATGAAACAGAAATTTGTGCTATTTGTGCCCATGATATGATAGAGGAGCTTACAAAACTTCCTGAAAATGATTATATCAAAGGGTATATTGATGCACTTCAAAAGTATTTAGTATTATGACAAATAGTGAAATAGAAAATAGAGTAGCAGAATCTGAGAGAGCTTTAGAAGAAGCTATTGAAGAGTTCAACTCAGTAGAAGAGTATGAAGAGGCTCTTCAGAATCTTGATAATGATTCACCTTTGACAGAGGAAGAACAAGCTATCCTTGACCAAGCTGTAGAAGATGCACATCAAGAGATACCTACAAACTCTGCAACTTTGCTTGTGGATGAAGCTACAAGTAGGTTTAGTTCTGCCATTTGGTATGAGAACATTCAGAAGAAGACTGTCATTTTGGCAGGTGTAGGTGGTATTGGTAGTTATGTAGGCTTCTTATTGGCAAGAATGAAGCCAGCTTCCATGTTCATTTATGATGATGACATAGTGGAAACTGTCAATATGTCAGGTCAGTTATATGGTCAATCTGATTTAGGTAGACCTAAGGTATCTGCACTGGCTGAGATGATTAGAAACTATGCTGGCTATAGCAGTGTCTTTGCAATAAGTGAAAGATTCACTGATGAATCTGAGGCATCAGACATTATGATTTGTGGCTTTGATAACATGGCAGCAAGAAGACTTTTCTTTAATAAATGGGTAAATCATGTTCAATCCAAACCAGAAGAGGAGAGAAAGAATTGCCTGTTTATTGATGGTAGATTAGCAGCAGAAGAGTTTCAGGTATTGTGCATCAAGGGAGATGATGAGTACAACATCAGCAGGTACAATAATGAGTTCCTATTCTCTGATGCAGAAGCTGATGAAACTGTCTGCTCCTATAAACAAACTACCTTCTGTGCAAATATGATTGCATCTTATATGGTTAATTTGTTTGTAAACTTCTGTGCTAATCAATGTGAGCCTCTCATTGATAGAGACCTGCCATTCCTTACCACATATAATGCAGAAACAATGTATCTTAAAACTGAAGTATAATGGAATTTAACCCAAGATTTGCATATAATGTAATGGGTGTTTTCAATAGCAGTGAGTCTGGTAATCCAGGCCAGCTTGAAATGAATCTGTCTCTTGATAGTAACAATGTATTTAGAAGAAGCCTTGTCATTGAAGTAAACAATGATGAGGTAGAGATACCTGTGATTGCAAGAGAACACTTTGAAAAGCTGGTTTCAGACAATATGGCTTATCCCGCAATTGTGAGAATCAAGAGGATAATATTGCCATTATATGATAATGCACCAAGCCAAGAAAGAAGAACCTTTGATAGTATCATAGCTCAATTATTTACTAATGTAGGATATGGTAAAAGATTGCAGAAGATAACTACCAATAAGGGCGAAGTGTATTATGGTGGTAAAGGTATCATCTTTGATGAGAGCTACACTCCATTACTATTATGTACATTAACTGCAAGAAGTGTACATACTGAGGATAATGGTAATGCTATGGTCTATTACAGACCTGTGTGCCATGTCAGCCCCAAAGTATTCTTAGAGTCTGATAAGTTGATTAATAAAGGCATCATCAAGAAATTGATTCCCTATTATACAAGTAGGGATATAAATTTCCCAAGAAACAATTACAGTTTCAGCAGTAATCCAGAGGACAGGAAAGTAAAGGTCATAGTAGATAATTTCAATAAGTTCTTTGTAGAACCTATTAAACCCACTCCATCTGCCTGCTCTAATGATGCACTGAATGAATGCCTTATTGACAATATTGATGACATAATGATGTTGATATGACATTAGATGAATACTTTGGAGATTGGATGAAGGTAATTGATAGGACAGAGCTTAATAATGTAATGGCTAAGGTTGGGCAAGAATACAGGAGAAAGCCTTTGTGTCCTGCCCAATCTGATGTATTCAGAGCATTTGAGCTTTGTCCTCTCAATGACTTGAAAGTAGTTATGTTAGGTCAAGACCCCTATCCACAAAAGGGAGTGGCAACTGGAGTATTATTCGGGAATAGAAAGGAAGTTGATGAGGATAACTTATCTCCTTCATTAAATGTTGTTAAAGAGGCAGCAATTAATTTTGAAGTTCCACATTATTGTATTACCTTTGACCAAACTTTAGAAAGTTGGGCTAAACAAGGAATACTAATGATGAACTCTGCACTCACTGTAGAAATGAATAGGATAGGTTCCCATGTGATGTTGTGGAGACCTTTCATAGCTAAATTGCTAAAGAACTTGTCTGAATATAATACAGCTATAGTATATGTATTGTTTGGCAGACAAGCCCAAACCTTCAAACCTTATATTAATGATAGGTTCAATCATATTATAGAGATTGAACATCCTGCATATTTTGCAAGGAGTGGTACTAAGATGCCACATCAGCTATTTGTTGATATAAGTAATAAGGTAAAAGAGATTTATGGTGTGCCTATAAAATGGTACGAAGAGTATTAATATTAAACAAAAAAAAAATGGAAAAGATTTATTTGACAAATGGTAAGGAAGTACAGATTGGAGACACTCTGACTAAAGTATCTAAGGTAGTAGACCCTTTCTTTGGTGAGGGTACTGTAGTTCAGCACATTGTAGTAACTAAGGACATTCTCCCTAAGCTCCTTGAGGCTGGCATTGTTACTACTACCAAGCCTGCAAAGTCTGCTGTGGTTAAATCTGAGGTTCCTATGGAGTTGGAGTACTACATTCAGAAGATTGCAGAGAGACTTGGTTGGAAGATTGAGAAGGTCTATAACTATCTCAATAGTGTAGATACTATTCTTCCTGCTGCTGCATTCTCTATGGTACTTAGAGAAGTAGCCATTGAGTTGGACAAGAAGTATGAGGACCACATTGAGAAGAGTCCTGAGATTTATGTAATCTCTATGCTTGATGGTAGAATCACTAAGGCTAACAAAGCCCACATCAAGAACTATAGGAACTTCGCAGCATTTAGGTCTGTAAGTGATGCAAAAATTGCCTGTTCTATTGTGAGAGACATACTGAAAGAAATGTTCAAGAATAAGTAACATGTGGAAACCTGTATGCAATTTTCCCAATTATGAAGTCAGTAGTAATGGGGAGGTAAGGTCTACAAATTATAACCATACTGGGGTCTGTAAAATCCTGAAACCTTCAATATCAAGTAATGGCTATTATGGGGTTATTTTGGTTAAAGAGGGTAGGAGATTTTATAGGGCTGTTCATAGGTTAGTGGCTGAAGCATTTCTTCCTAATACTAATAGTCTACCTTATATTAATCATAGAGATGAGAATAAATTAAACAACAAAGCTTCAAATCTTGAATGGTGTACTGCTAAGTACAATATAAGGTATGGCTCTTGTATAGATAGAAGAGCTAATAAGCAGAAAGTAACAAGAGGAAACCCTATCATATCAATAGATAATAATGGGAATGAAGTCAAATACATCTCTGCTAAAGAGGCAAGTAGGATTACTGGCATAAATCAAGGCTCAATATCTAAATGCTGCAAGGGTGAAAGGAGAATTGCAGGAGGTTTTAGATGGAGATATGAACAAGAAAATTAGAAATGCCACACAGAGTAGTTCTAAGGGTATAACATTCAAATCCCAGTTGGAGAAGAGCATATACAATACTCTTCTTCAACAAGGGTTTGAGCCTCAATATGAGCCAACTACCTTTACCTTATGGGAAGGTTTTGAACCTATTACCCCATACTATGATAAGGAGACTGACAAACAGAAAATCAAAAGATTATCAGATGGGACAAATACCTGTCCTTCAAAGATACTGATTCAGAAAACAGGTAAAATTGTTGGTATCAGATATACACCAGACTTTTATTTCAAATATAATGACCTTAATGTTTACATTGAAGCCAAAGGAATAGAGAATGATGTATTCTATATCAAGAAAAAGATGTTTATAAAATATCTTGATAACCTATATACTGAAAAAGGTGAAAGGTCTATCTATTTTGAGGTATATACCAAGAAACAACTCTTGCAGGCAATAGAAATTATCAAGAGTTATGGACAATAGAGAACCAATAGACAGAATAAAGGCTTTGATTCCCTCATTGCCTGAGGGAGATGCAAAGCTTGCACATAAGTTCTTGAATAGTAGGGACTTTGAGTCTCTCCAACTCTTAGTTGATTCATCTCTTGTCAGAGTAAAGAAAGGTCTTAATAAGGAAAACCCTAAAGAGGAGTATCTGAAAGCAGACCTTGGGGAAATGAGGAAATTGAAGTCAGAAATAGATACTTACTGTGAGGCTCTTGAGTTGCCAGAGCAGGAGGGTGAATATGAGGATTTCAGTAATGAGGAATACAATCAAGATTATTACTAATGGAGAGGAAATCTTTAAGAGGTATATCTTGGGATGTGTCTGAAGAAACATATAGGGCAGACCCAGCATTAAGCTATTCAACCCTTGCAAGATATGAGAGGGAGGGATTCAATAACTTGGATAAGTTATTTGACAGGTTAGAAACACCTTCTCTTACTTTTGGTAGTGCTGTAGACAGCATTATCACAGGTGGTCAAGAAGAGTTTGATGAGAGGTTTATGGTTGCTGAGTTTCCTTCTACTCCAGACTCTATTACAAAGATGGTAAAATCTTTGTTCAGTCAGTATGGAGATTCTTATAGGAGTCTTATCACAATTCCTGATGATGCAATCATTAAGGAGACTGAATATCAGAGTTATCAGATGAACTGGAAGCCTGAGACAAGAGCTAAGGTTATCAAGGAGAAAGGAGCTGACTACTATAACCTGTTATTTATAGCAGGCAGTAAGACTATACTTGATACTCAGACCTATCAAGATGTGTGCAATGCAGTAAGAGCATTGAAAGAGAGCAAATCCACTCAATTCTACTTTGCAGAGGACAATCCATTTGAGCCAGATATTGAAAGATTCTATCAATTGAAGTTCAAAGGAGAGTTCAATGGTGTAAAGTATAGAAATATGGCTGACTTAATCATAGTCAATCATAAAGAGAAGTGGGTAAAGCCAGTAGATTTGAAAACAAGTTCCCATACAGAGTGGGATTTCTATAAATCCTTTGTAGATTGGAGATATGATATTCAAGCCAGACTATATTGGGCTATTATAAGGCAGAATATGGATAAGGATGAGTACTTCAAAGACTTCAAGCTGCTTGACTATGATTTCATTGTAGTCAATAGGAGAATCCTTGTTCCATTGGTGTGGACTTGTCCATTTGTACAGGCAGTAGGTACATTGAAGTTTGGAAAGAATGACCAAATAGAGATGAGAAGTCCTTTTATGATAGGAGAAGAGCTTTCTTCTTATCTCACTTCCAGACCAAAGGTGCCTATGGGAATTAGTGAGACTGGTCCTAATGATTTAAGAGAATGGTTAAATACATTGTAATATGCAAGTAGTAAAAAGAGACGGCAGTACAGAAGAATTTAATGTTGATAAGATTATAAGTGCTGTGGAGAAAGCCTTCAAGTCTTGCAACAAGAAAATGCCTCAGTATCTGTATGATATGCTGGGTGCTTTATTTGGCACTTTGGAAGGAGATACTATAGGTATTGAGGAGATACAGAATAAGGTTGAGGATGTTCTTATGAATGATAAACACTTTGATGTAGCAAAGAAATATATCATTTATAGAGAACAACATAAACAGGCAAGATTCATCAGAGAGAGGATTGATTATATGAATGAGTATAGTCAATCCAATGAGAATGCAGCTACTTCATCAGAGACAGATGCCAATGCAAATGTAACTATGAAGAATGTTGCTAATCTTGAGGGTGAAGTGTATAAGACTACTAATAGGGTTATTCAGAGGCAAAGAATGAAAGACAAGCTGAATGAAATGTACCCTGAAGTAGCCAAGAAGTATGAAGAGGATTTGAACTCTCATGTCATTTATACACATGATGAAGCAACTACTCCTGTCTTGAAGCAGTATTGTATGGCTGTGAGTCTGTATCCTCTTATGATGGAAGGAGTTGGCAATATTGATGGTATCACTCCAACACCTCCTAATGATTTGCAGTCATTCAGTGGTCAAGTAACCAATCTTATCTTCTTGCTATCTTCTCAGTGTAAGGGTGCAGTGGCAGTAGGTGAATACTTTATTGCCCTTAACTATTACATTGTACAGGAGTTTGGTCCTAACTGGTATGAAAAGCTGGATGTAGTAACTACTACAGACCATTGTAGTAAGCAAAGAACTATAAGAGATGCCATATATAAAGCATTCAAACAATTCATTTATGGTGTAAACCAGCCTGCTGGTAATAGGTCATATCAGAGTCCATTTACCAATGTGTCTTATTATGACCACACCTATTTTGATTCATTGTTTGGAGAGTTCTATTACCCTGATGGTACTAAGCCTCAATGGGAAGCAGTAGATTGCCTGCAAAGGCTGTTTATGAAGTTCTTCAATAAGCTGAGAACTAAGCAGATTCTTACATTCCCTGTGGAGACAATGGCTATGGTGTATGACCCTAAGACCAATGATATTATAGATAAGGACTATAAGGACTTTACTGCTGAAATGTATGCAGAGGGTCATAGTTTCTTTACCTATATATCTGACAGTGCTGATAGTCTTGCATCATGTTGTAGATTGAGGAATGAACTTGCAGAGAATACTTTCAATCCTACATCAGGTCTTACTGGAGTTATGACAGGTTCATGTAATGTGATTACCTTGAATATCAATAGGATTGTGCAAGATTGTGCTAATAAACATGATTACTTCAGTGAGATACCTTTGGTGGAAAGGGCAGGATTAATATCAGTTAAGGGAAGATTTTATGATGTTTTGAAACAGGACTTGGTTAATATTCTTGAAAGAGCATATAAGTACCACATAGCCTTCAAGACAATGTTGTATGACCTTGAAGATAAAGGTATGTTTGCAGCTTCAAATGGTGGATATATTCACATTAGCAAGCTGTACAGCACCATTGGTATTAATGGCTTGAATGAGGCTGCAAGGTTCTTAGGTATGACTGTTGGTAACAATAAGGAATATATTGAGTTCCTGCAATTGGTTCTTGGTACTATTAAAGAGCAGAATAAAATACATTCTGTCCATGATGCTAATAGACCATTCTTATTCAATTCTGAGGTAGTCCCTGCTGAAGGATTAGGAGGAAAGAATTATAATTGGGATAAGGAAGATGGGTATTGGGTTCCTGAAGATGAGAATCTGTATAACTCATACTTCTATGATGCACATGATGATACTTCAGTACTTGACAAGTTTATACTTCATGGAAGGCAGACTTATCAATATACTGATGGAGGTAGTGCAGCCCATATTAATCTTGAAGACCACCTGAGTAAAGAGCAGTACCTCAAACTGATAGATTTTGCAATAGCTAATGGAACCAACTATTTCACATTTAATATTCCTAATAGTAAGTGTGATGATTGTGGTTACATTACTAAGCATCCTATCACTGAGTGTCCAAAGTGTCATAGTAAGAACATTACCCAATACACAAGGGTAATTGGCTATCTTAGACCTATCAAGTCATTTGGTAAGGACAGGCAAATTGAGGCAAGTCATAGAACCTATAATGATGGAAGGAGTGAGATATGCTAAAGTATGTGGATGCAAAAGTTGTCTTTGCTGAAGTTCCTGATGAGGTAACTCTTGCTATCAATATATCTAATTGTCCATGTCAATGTAAGGGCTGTCATAGCTCTTACTTGGCACAGGATATTGGGAAACCTCTAAATAAATCATCCCTTAGTGAGCTTATTGAGGGTAACAAAGGAGTGTCCTGTGTGTCCTTTATGGGTGGAGATAGTGATGCTATACACTTAGTAGCTTTGGCAAGTTGGGTGAAGACACACACCCATCTTAAAGTTGCTTGGTATAGTGGCAGACAGGAACTTGCTGGTATAGTAGCAAGACAGTTACAGTGGTTTGACTTTATTAAGTTAGGACCTTATAAGGAAGAGTTTGGACCACTTAACAGTAGGACTACTAATCAGAGATTCTACAAGGTAAGTGGCAAGGAGCTGGTAGACATAACAAATAAATTTTGGAAGCATGAAATTGAAAATTAAAGTAAAAGTATTGACTAAGGGATGTATGCCTGTAATCAATGAGAATGGTGATTGGGTAGATTTAAGGTCTGCTATAGACATCACTATTCCTGCACCACAGGCTGATGTCCTCAAGAGGAAGACTATTGAGGGAGAGAGGGTAGGTCATAGAGATGTGGAGATTCCTACCTATTATATCCCTCTTGGAGTTGCAATGCAACTGCCTAAAGGATTTGAGGCTATTATTGATTCAAGGAGTAGTGGTCCTAAGAAGTTAGGATTATTCATCCCAAGTGGTCAAGGTGTAGTGGATAATACATATAATGGTAATGATGACCAATGGCACTATGTATGTTCTCCTATGAGAGAGACCACTATTGAAGCAGGTGATAGAATCTGTCAATTTAGGATACAGCTTAGTCAGAAAGCTACTATGTGGCAGAAGATTAAATGGCTGTTAAGTTCAGGTATTGAGCTTGTGGAAGTAGATGACTTGAGTGATGATAACAGAGGAGGATTTGGTACTTCTGGAGTCAAGTAGTAACTAAAAAAAAGCATGAAGCATGGTATTAGAAATAATTGGTATTATGCTTGCAGTAGTCATTCTATCTATTATCATTAATGGTGTAGAAGATTATTGCAAGCAGAGCAAAAGGGTAAATATGTCTTTCAAAGAGGCTATGGATTTGGTAGAGTTACCTGTGGTAACATTTCTTAATGGAGATAAGAAATTGAATTTCCTGTTGGACACTGGAAGTAACATCTCTCAAATCAATAGCTCTATTCTTCCTCTTCTTGACCATAAGAAGATAGAGGCAAAAGACATGGATGTAACAGGAATTGAAGGCAATAAGGTAAATACTGAGTTCTGTGAAATGACAATTACTTACAAGGGACAAGAATTTGTAGGTGATTTCTGTATTCATAACTTGGATGATGCCTTTGCTATTGTTAAGGAAGAGTCTGGTGTGCAGATTCATGGTATTCTTGGCAGTCTGTTCTTCCAAAAATATAAGTATGTCTTTGACTTTGCCTCATTAATAGCATATAGTAAGAAATGAAGGAAATGATAGAAGGAATTATTTATTGTTATCACAGCCCATCTAACAAGTATTACATAGGACAAACTGTCCATGAGTCTAAAAGAAAGAGACAGCATATACAGTTGTCTAACACTGGGGACAATGCTTACTTTCATAAAGCCATTAGAAAACATGGTTTTGAGAACTTTAAGTACTCAGTATTATTTCACTTTAGTTCCCTTAATAAAGATAGAGTAAAAGTAGTATTAAATGCTTTAGAAATCTATTACATAAACAAGTACAGGAGAGAAGGTAAGACTTTATATAATACTTGTCAAGGAGGGAGAGGTGGTGGAAATATGACTGGGAAGCATTTTTCTGAAGAGTCTAAAGAAAAGATGAGGAAATCTCATCTTGGACATAAACAATCTAATGAAACTATCAGAAAAAGAGTCCTTTCTTTGAAAGGCAAAAGGAGGCTATCCAAAGAAGATTTGATGAAGTTGGAATTGGGCAGAAAGAAAAACCTCAGACCTGTTCTGCAAATCAATCAAAATGGTGAAGTAGTTAGGGAGTGGAACTGTGCATACAATATTAATACCTTTAATCATAATACTATAGCAGCATATCTTAAAAGGTATGGAGGAGAGTGTAATTATAAAGGTTATACTTGGAGATATAAGAAATAATGGAAGATATTATAAAACTTAGGTCCAGATATAGAGCTAAAAACTATCTCAAGAAAATGCCTAAACCTGATGGTACTGAATCAAAAACTTATGTACTCAAAACTGATATGCCTACATTGAGAGTAGGTGAAGTTCAAGGAGGAAATAAGTTTATTGACCCATCAGGAGGTCCAATGATTGTGGTAGGATGTGAGCTTGAAGAAGCCAAGGCAGTTGTCAAATCTATAGACTTTGTTAAGGGTTATGGATGGACTATAACATTTGAATAATGATATATTTTGTTACTGGTCAGAGAGAACTATTTGAGTTTCCTGATGCTAAGTATAAATGTATTTCTGTAGAAGAGTCTCTTAAAATATTAGAGCCTCTTCGAGTAGTAGGTTTAGATACTGAAACTACAGGTACGGAGATATGGCAAGGTAAATTGCTTACTCTTCAGCTTGGTAACAAGGAAAATCAAGTTGTGATAGACTGCATGACTATTGATGTCAAGCAGTATAAAGATTATCTTGAAAGTGACAGACTATTCATCATTCATAATGCAAAGTTTGATTTAAGATGGCTGTATAAGGAACATATTGTAGTCAGAAATGTCTATGATACTTATTTAGCTGAGAAGATTCTATTTCTTGGATTCCCACCTGGCATTGTATCTTTGTCCTTGCAGGCTTGTTGTGATAGGTATTTACATATCTATCTTGACAAGACTGTCAGAGGACAGATACATGCAGGTATGACAGAAGAGGTTATAGTTTATGCAGCAAATGATGTTGTGTATCTTGAGGATATTATGAACTTGCAGCTTGTTACTATCAATGCAAGGGGTCAGAAAGTGGCACTTGATATTGAGAATGAGTTTGTAAGAGTCCTTGCATATATTGAATATTGTGGCATTAAACTTGACCCTGTTAAGTGGAAGGCTAAGATGGCTAAAGATGCAGAGAGGTTAAGGATTGCTGAGCAGAAACTTAATGATTGGGTAGTAGATTATGTAATGAAAAAGGATGACCCTTCCCTCATTGCAAGAAACTATGATACTCACAAGAAAGGTAAGCCAGCCAAACTTGCAGATAATGTGTATGTGGTAATACCACAACCTTCATTATTCTCTGAGTTTGATACTGGACCTCAATGTATTATTAATTGGAATAGTTCCAAGCAGGTAATCAGATTGTTTGAAGAACTTGGATTTGACCTATTGGTTAAAGACAAGAAAACAGGCAAGATGAAAAAGTCTGTGGAGTCTAAGTTTATAGAATTGCAGGCAAGTAAGAGTAGTATTGTTCCTTTATACTTGGAATATTCAGCAGCTTTCAAGGTAGTAACATCTTTTGGTCAAAACTTCCTTGATGCCATTAACCCTGTTACACAAAGAATCCACCCAACATTCAATCAAATGATGGATACTGGTAGATTGAGTTGTGGCTCAGGAGGAAAAGGTAAAGGAGGTAAGACTAAAGATGATGATATTGCAGAGGAGGAAGATGAAAGTAAGGACACTTCTACACAGGCAAATGATAAGAGTGTCAATGTTCAGCAGCTTCCAGCCACAGAAGAAACAAGAGCAGCATTTGTACCTGAAAAGGGACATTTGTTAGTAGATTGTGATTATGGAGACCAAGAGGGTCATGTGTTCACTGAGTTGTCTAATGATAAGGAGTGGATTGCATTCTACAATGACCCTAACCAAAGAGATGGACACTCCTTTGTAGCCAAGATGTGTTTCCCTAAAGACCTTGATGGGGTTGCAGAGAAGGATGTCAAGAAGGTAAGAAAAGACCTTAGAGATTTGGCTAAGAAGGCAAGGTTCTGTTTCAATTATAATGGTCAGGCTCCCACAATGGCAACTAATTGTAATATTCCTGTGGACTTTGCAACTGAGATTTATAACAACTATTTCAAGAGATTTAATGGTATAGCAAGCTATTTCAAGGTACAAAAGAGAGATATGTGGAATAGAGGCTATATCCTAATCTCAAAGATAACTGGGCTAAGGGCATATATCTATGACTATCCTATACTGAAAGGTATTGAAAGGAGAAAGAATGGTATGGAAGATTTCTGGGATATATACAAAGCTGCAAGAGACAGTGGCAGAGTAATATCTGAGATTCCACCATCTGTCATGCAAGAAATTGCAAAGAAGTTTGCCCAAGGTGTTCCTATTGAAGAAATAGCTGTTAGGTATTCATATAAGGTTAAAAAGGCAGGTAAGGTAGAAGAAAGATTCATTGATATTAACAGGGAGACTGTATATGTGTCAGTGATGAAACACTTATGGAAGAGAAAGAGTGCTTCTGATAATCAGTCATGTAACTATCCTTCTCAAGGTACTGCTGCTGCAATGACTAAGATAGCAGGTATTAGATACTTTAATCATTTGGTTAATGATGGTCTTATATTCAAAGTCCTCATTCCTAATGATGTACATGATGAGTATCTGATAGAACCACCTGAGGAAATTGCAGAGCAGGAAGCTAAGAAGTTAAGTGAGTGTATGGAATATGCAGCAGCAATCTTCTGTAAGAAAGTAACTATCAAAGCTGTGCCAGAAATCGGACCATGTTGGTTGCATTAGAATATTAGTGTATCCTAAGTTTTCTTGTTTTGGTATTGCTAATTTCAATATATTTTCTTATCTTTGCAAGAAAAAAAAAGATATGGAAAATATTCAAACTAAAGTTTGCCCCAAGTGTAAGAGAGATTTGTCTTTAGAGCTTTATTCTAAAGGTAATGGAAAGTATGGTAGAAGAAGTATCTGCAAAGAATGTGATAGAGCTATCCATAATACTCCTGAAGCAAGGGAGAGAAGAAGATTGAGAAGAATTGAAAGGAGGAATACTGTAGATGGTTTGAGGGAAAGAGAAAAACAAACAGATTTACTTAGGCTTCAAAGTAATGAAGATGCTTATAAGAAATATCTCATTAGGAGTGCTAAGAGAAGGGCATTATCTCAAGGCATTCCTTTTGATATAGATTACACAGATATTTCAATCCCTGAGTATTGTCCCCTACTTGGAATCAAACTTAATAAGCATATTGGGGAAGGTAAATTACATGATGATTCTCCATCACTTGATAAGATAATATCTAAGTTGGGATACATTAAGGGGAATGTTTGGGTAATAAGTAATAAAGCTAATAGGATAAAATCAAATGCAACTGTAGAGGAGTTAGAACTTTTAGTTAAAAACTTAAAGGACAAATGGGTACATTGATATGGAAACATGGAGAATATTAGTCTTTATAGCAATACTGGCAGTGCTTTTTATTGGAGCATGGTATGCTATAAAGCTTAGGTTGGAAGAGATAAGGAGTAAGATGTATGTATATCCTAAGAATGGTCATCATTACTTGCCACTTTTCAGTTGCAGGATGAAATGTCCTGCAACTGGTGAGTGGTTTGATGCACTAATCTATCAGGATTACAATACTAAGCATTTGTATGTCAGAGATAGGAAGGACTTCTTTGACAAGTTTGTAAAACTTTTAGACTGGGAAAATGAGAAAGTTAGTACCAATAGAGAATCCGAGAAATCTTAAAAAGGGAGACATCATTGTCTATGGTAGAAGTGATGGGCTTGGTCTTTCCAATTATACAGAAGGTAAGGAGTATGAAGTTATAGACTTTTATGAACACAAATATGGTGTTGTACTTATCAATGATAATGGAGAGAAGTCTCAAATCTGCAATGACAATGTTAGGAATTACTTTGGATTGCCAGTAGATGAGCCTGATAATGTGAATCATCCTGAGCATTATACCTCCCATCCAAGTGGTGTAGAGTGTATTGAGATTACAAGGCACTATCCTTTTTCTATTGGTAATGCCATTAAGTATCTTTGGAGGGCTGGTCTCAAGAAAGATGCAAGCCTTACAGATAATCAGAAGGAGATTGAAGATTTGAAGAAGGCTATATGGTACATCAAAGACAGGATAAAGCAATTAGGTGGTGAAGTATGACATTTATAATTCATTTCAAAGATGGACATAGAAAAACCTACAGCAATAGGTATGATGAGGATGTAGAGCATGAGAGGGATGCAGCTTGGGATGATGTCTATGCTGCATTTCCTGATGCAGAATACATTGAATCTTTCTAAGTCCATCATAGGAGGGTAGAAAGATGAGTGGGATTAAAGTTAGTGTTAAAACAAAGGCTAAAGAGACTCTGAAACTATCTAACCATCTAAGGACATTTCTTTTTGAACAGGAGTATGGTGAATTGAGTAGCTGTACTCCTGCTCAAAAGAAAACCCTTAGAGATGCTTTGTTAGTTTTGAACTCTGTAGTCAGCAAAAGTAAATAATATGACAGAGAAGCAACTGAAATGGCAGAAAAGGAATAGAATACTTTGGAGGTTAAAAGGTATGGTAGGCTTCCCCTTTGAGGAAGGAGTACTTACACCTCTTGAGAATGATAGGCTGAATACTGCCTTTGGTATTATTAGAGGAGTAATCCAAGATTCAGTAGAGTCAAGTATTGAATTAGGATTTAATGCTAAGAAAAGGTGTCACTTTTGTGGGAAGCCTGTTGTAGAGGGCAGTGAGTATTGTAAGGAACATAAAGAGTATATGGAGGAGAGACAATGCCAAAGATAATTTTATGCCGAGGTATTCAAGGTAGTGGTAAGACTACATGGGCTAAGCAATGGGTACTTGAAGACCCTGAACATAGAGTAAGATTCAACAATGATGACATCAGAAATATGTTAGGTAAGTATTGGGTTCCCAGTAGAGAACTGTTAGTACATGCTTTGAAAAGACAGTTTATTGAAACATCTATGAAGATGGGTTATGATATTGTTATTGATAATATGAATCTTAATCCTAAAGAGATAGAGTTCTATAAACCATATATAGAAGCACATAATCAAACAGTAGAAGAGCTAAGAAAAGAAAATATATTAAGCCCTCAAGGTAACTTTAAGTATGAATTGGAATTTAAGGACTTCTTTATACCTCTTCAAGACTGTATAGAGAGAGATTCCAAAAGACCCAATCCTATAGGGGAAGAGGTCATAAGGAAAACTTATGAGAAGTATAAGGACATTCTGAAAGTGTAGTATGAGACAATATACATCAAGAGAGTTCATAAAGATAGTAGAGTTCAATGGTTTCTATTATGATAGACATAATGGAGACCATGCTATCTATGTGAATGATAAGGGAAGGCATATCAGCATACCTAAGAATCTTGAATGTGTAATTGCTCGAAGACTGATTAAAGAAAATAACTTGATAACAGACATTAAAAAGAAAAAGAAATGACCCTAAATTACTTGTATAATCAAGATAAATTTTGTAACTTTGCAGAAAAGTAATTGTATGGAGGAGGTTTGGAAACCAGTAGCTGTAAAAGGATTTGAATCCAAGTATGAAGTCAGTAACTTAGGCAGAGTTAAGAGTATTGGAACTTACAATACTTGCAAGAGAGATGTCTTGGTTCCAATGATTGATACATCTGGATATGAACATGTTATGTTATTCAGTGATGGTGTGAGGAAGGATATTAGTGTACACAGACTTGTGGCACTAACATTTATTCCTAACCCTAATGGATTAAGATATGTGAATCATAAAGATGAAAATGTTAGAAACAATAATGTTGATAATCTTGAGTGGTGTACTAATGCTTATAACTTGGCATATTCTGTGGGCAAGACTGTGGAACAGTATAGTAAGGAAGGGACATTGATTAAAGTGTTCAACACTATAGCAGATGCTTCTAAAGAACTTAAAATACCTACTACGAATATAAGTAAGTGCTGTAAGGGACTTAGAAAATCTGCTGGAAATTTTGTTTGGAAATATGGACAATTATAATTATCCTATGGGTGCAGATACTAAAGATGCACCCTGGAATCAGGTTGATAATCCTGAAAGGGAAATTGAGGTCACAGTAAGTGTCACCCTTAGTAAAACTGTAAAGATTAAGGTATCTGACTATGAGATTACTGACTCTGGAAAGGATGAAGATGGTGAATATTTTGAGGATATAGACTACTCAAACTGTGACCTTAAAGGTGCAGTTGAAGAGCAGATTGTATTACCTCAAAAGGCTTGGGATTATATAGCTCCTAAATCAAAGAAAGAAGTTAATGCTATTTTTGACCTAAAGGGCTGGAATGTTGATGACTTTGAAGTTATAGAGGAATAATATGGCAACAGCAACTAAGATTCAATTAGTAGAATTTAACAAGGATGAGGCATTAAATGGTGCCTCCCTTGCATTCTCTTCTAATGGACAATTAAGTGGAACAGCCAGTGACTATGTACTTAATTTTCAATTGAATGATATAGGCTCTGTTACAGAGAAATACTCTGGACAGGTACAAAAAAAAATGTATTATTTCAATGATAATGGTATATGTTCTGATGGCAATGAGCTTCATAATTTGTTCATTGTAGATGCAGAGATTATTGCAACACAAGGTACAACAGCTACCAGAGGAGATGCAGGCTCAGAAGAGAATATTGATATAGATGTATTACAGCCAAGAGAATACTTTGCAATGTATGCTTTGCAAGGTATATTGGCTAAAGTGGAAAATCCTTTGACATTGGATGATGGGCAGGTTACTCTCATATCAAGTATGGCATTTAAGATTGCCCAAAGTATGATGAGTACAGCAGCAGATTACAGAGCAGCTACCCAATCAGAAGAGACTCTTCCACCATCTGTAGATGTGGATATTAACAATGTTACATCCACTACTGACAAGTTATTGTATAATATGAGTCAGTCTATGGTTGGAATGCAGGAGAGTTTGAAGGATATTAAGGACACTATGTCTGGTCAAGAAGGTAAAGCACAGAAGGTAGAGTTAAGTGCAGTATCTGTATCAGAGGTACCTGTAAGGGTCACTAATGCTTACTTGAATACTTATGTGGACAATATGCCTACTGTTCCTTCAGAACCTGTATCTATCACTGGTACAGTAAGTGTGGATAACTTTCCCTCAAGTGGGACAGAATCATAAAGTATGATAGATAACTTTGAATTAATTAAGAGTCTCTTCTACTTCAATGAAGCAAATGATATGTTCTTTCATTTACAGATTGTTCAAAGAGCCAAAGACCATAAAGGTGAGAATAAGAAAGTGAAGGAGAGTGCAATCAAAACTTACTTTATTAGAAGTAGAGAGCATCTTGATAGAGTGAAAGAAGAGGTAATATTCCTCTGTGAACATTATGGTGCAAGAGCTTATATCAATGTAGCTGGAAAGGATTTCAGGAATCTGCAAGACTTGTTACTTGCTAAATTGGCAGAGTATAATCTAAATGGTACTGTAAGAGACCCAAGAAGAATACTCAATAGTGCAGCAGGGGAATTGAAGTCAAGAAATCCTAAATGGGTAGTTGATATAGATGATGTATCTATGATGAATGCTATTGCAGATAAACTCTTTGAGTTATATGCAGAGGCTTGGAAAAAGAAAGGTTCTGATATTTCAGTAGAGGCACTAAAAGAGGCAGGATATGACTATATCTATGCCCAAATACCTACTAAACAAGGTATTCACCTCATTGTAAGACCTTTTAACCTGCAAGCCTTTCATAAAGCATTTCCTGATGTAGATATACATAAGAACTCAATGGGAACTGTTTTATACATCCCCAATAGTCTTAGCCATAGATATGTTTGCAGTGAATGTGGTAGCCCCAATATTCAGGTACAGGCATGGGTAAATGCTAATACTAATGAGTATGTAGATGATATAACTGCTAATAATGTTGAATGTTGGTGTGAAGATTGTGGTAAACATACTAAACTTAAAGAAGTATAATGAAAGTATTAAAGATTTATTCAAGAACTTGCGGACCTTGCAAGACACTGGAGAGTAATCTCCAGCTTGCAGGTATTCCACATGAAAGTATAGATGTTCAATCTGTAGAGGGCTATGATGTT